CCTTTGGTCGCGCGTGGTTGCATAGGTCCTCTGCAGATTTTGCATAGGTGGATGTCGTGGATTGCATAGGTACCTCTGCAACGGTTGCAGGGGTCAGCATCCAGATCGACGCCATACCCGCCGACTTATCCACAGCCAGGTAGCCGGCTTTCACGACGCCGTTCAGCGCCGACCAGGCGGTGCGGTAGCTCACCCCCATGTCCGCCGCCACCCGCGAAATCGACACTGTCGCCATCCCGGTATACCGATCGGCGCGGCAAGCCACCACCAGCAGAGCGTGCTTCGCCGAGGCTTCAAGATCGTTGAGTTGCAGCACGGCCATAACCGCCCGGATGTTCACCACAGGCTCGTCTGGTGGCCGTTCAAATGCAGCCGGACCCGCAGGATCTCCACCGCGGCCGGATCCGCGGTGCGGGACCTGGGCCCTTTGAGCAGGCTGCGGGACCGGTTCATCACCGTAGCGATCTGGGGCCAGGACAGCCGGCTTTCCTCGTGGAGAAGCTGGTAGGCGGCGCGGCGGGCCTCGACCCAGACGGGATGCTGGCGGTGGGATATCAGGTCGGGCAGGGTCAGCCCGTAGGCGTCGGCGACTACCTCGAGGACCTGAGCTGGGGGGACGGGGAACGGGTGGGTTGGGTCATCGGTCATCAGGCCCCTCGGTCAGTTGTCCAGGGTCCGCCCTCTGGATGTGAAGGCGGGCTGTTTTAGCGGAGAGTACGGACGATGTCGTCCAGGTCTTTTGGGCGCCACAGGAACACTTCGACGCCGGGTATTTCGGCTAGCAGGGTGAGCCAGTGCTGCTGGTGGTGTGACAGTTTGCCGGTGGCCGATTTGAGTTCGGCGAACACCAGGCGGGGCGGCCGGCATAGGGCCAGATCCGGGAATCCGGCACCGTCGCCGGACACGGCGGTGCGCCAGCCGTGCTCGGTCCGGGCCGGCCGGAAGTGCGCTCGTTGCCAGCCGAAGAGTTTGGACAGGTCGAGGACGTAGGCCAGCAGGTCGTCTTCGGTCGGCTGGAGGCTCGCCAGCGACAGTCCTTTTGCGATGCGGGACGCGATGGCACGCCTCCTCTGTCGGCACGGTTGGCAGTAGACGATCTCGCCGCCTCGCCGCCGGTAGGCAACCTCGCGGGGATGGCCGGCGACGCACACGCCGAGACGGTGGATGGCCATGCCAGGCGACTCACCGCGGCGGGTGTTCTCGGCGGCTGACACCAGCTCAAGATGGGATGGGTTGCAGCAGATCCGGTTACGGCACAGGTGGTCGACCTGCAGCCCGGTTGGGATCTCGCCGTAGGCCATGGCCATGACAACCCGGTGGGTGTATTCGACGCCCCGACTGCGGCCTAGGTTGATGCGTCCGTAGCCGGCGCCGGCCAGCTGCGATCCGGTCCATTCCCAGCAGCCGTCGGCGTTGACGACGATCTTGGGTACCATCCGCCGGGCCACCCGTTCCCATCCCGGGACAGCAGCCAAATCTCCGACATGGATCAAGTCGCGGATCTTGCGGGGTGTGGTCACGGTCGGGTGGCGGCCCAGTAGACCAGGTAGCCGGCGAGGCAGATGAGCAGGATGGCGGCGAGCGTCATGGCGGGCAGTCCCGGGCGGGGCGGTCCATGTCGGGTTTCCAGATGTAGCCGCAGTCGGCGCAGACCATGGCGGTCCGGCCGTGGTAGCGGCCGGTTTGCCAGGTGTGGGCGGACAGGTTGTCGTCGGCGAGGCGGCGGCGGACCATCTGGCGGGTGTGCTCTTGCGGATAATTGGGGTTATGCGCGGAATCTGTGCCGCTATTCACGATCTTCTTCTTCCTGGCGTCGTAATCGGACCAGCGTGCGCTCCAGCTCGGAGATCCGCTCGGTGCGGCGCTGTCGTTTAGCTGCCTTCTCTTCTTCAGGGCTCAGCTTTCGGAGCCCGGGAATGACTGGCAGCTTGATCAGCTCGTCGATCTTCGCTCGCTGCTCAGGACTCAACGGCGGGAACCCGCAGCAACGCTGACAATGCTGGGGGCCGCCGCCCCATGAATGGCCGGCGAATCCGCAGTCGGGATGGTCCCGGCGATATCGCTCGTTCTCGTCAGCCGAACGGTCACCTGTCCACGGCACGCCGCAACCGGGGCAAGGCAGCCCGGCTTTCGCTTCCTCGTAGGACATCAGCCGGGCGGGATGCATTCGGCACATGCTGATCATGAATGCCTCTTTGTCTCGCTCAGCCGCCTCGGTGTCATAGGCGCTCGTCAGCTCTTCTAGCGGCATCCCCAGAACTTCGGCCACAAGTGGCAGTTTGCGCTTGGCCATCATGGGCCTGTCATGATGAAAAATATTGTTGACGGTCGCAGCGCCCAGCAGCCGTATAGCCTTTTTGCGGTCGAAGTAATCATGGTCGGTAAGGAGATTCGCTGCGTGGTCGATGAAACAGTCGACAAAGGCCCGGCTGGCGCGGAAGTCGTGTTGTCTGATCCATTGCAGATATTGGGGATGCAGTCGGCCGTTTTCTAAACGCCTGGGATCATCTAGGCGGGGACGGAACATTCGGGCCAGCTCCGAGGTGCTCTCAGTGGCCATGGCGGCGTTCGAAGTCGTCGAGCATCCGGCGGCTGCGGAAGGCGAGCCCGAACGCAGATGAGGTCCGGTCGTTCAACGTTGCTCCAGTCGACGGTCTTCAGGTCGCCCAGATTGGGCACGCCAGGCCAGTGTTTCGCCAGCACCCGACTGGCGTAGGGGTTGATCTCGGATTGCCAGATGACTTTCATCCCGGCCCGTTCGAGGCCGAGGTCAAGTCCGCCGATCCCTGAGCATTCCGAGCCGACTGTGAGCTGCGGATAATGGGCCTTATGCGGACTAGACATCCTGGCCTGACCCCGAGCGCGACAGAAGGCCCCCGTTGGGAGCCTTCTCGTCGTCGGAACCGCGTGAGCGGGCCGGATCGCAAGTAACGACCAGTGTAGCAGGGACTGTCGCAAGCAGCCCCTGCGGGTTAGTGCTGCGGCGGAGCGTGTGGGATTCGAACCCACGGGACTTGCGATCCGACCGCTTATCAGGCGGTTCCGTTCGGCCTCTCCGGCAACGCTCCGTCACTGAACAGTGTACTAGGGGGGTGTGACCGTTATCGGGCATGACGTCTAGCCTCCGCGTTGCGGGAGTTGCGCTTACGGCAGACCTTGCAAGAGCGATGCACCCGGTTATCGGTCATGGGACCAGCCGCCCTTGTGTCAGGCAGCGCAGCGGATGCGCCTCGCGGGCCAGGATGTACCGGCCAACGTCGAGCGTGTACCCGTCGGGCGTGCCCGGGCACTCGTGCCAATGCCGGCCGTGCATCGAACGCACCTGCTCCCACCACTGCGCCGGGGTGACGTCGACGTACTGGCGGGAGTCGACCGGGGTCAGGCGGCGCACCCGAAAGCTAACGATGGGATTCTGCGCCTCGAGCTGGCGAATTCGGTGGTTGAGATCGTCGATCTCTTGCTGCACCTCGGGCGACCGGTCGATGCGCCAGGCCACCCCGAACGCATCGAGGCCGGCGGCGGTAGCGAGTTTCTTGCTGACCTGGACGCCCTTGTCCATGAGATCCTGGCCGACGTCGCGGAATTCCTCGTAGATGGCCAGCGGGTCCCGGCAGAAGTGGCAGAACTCGGTCCAGTCCCGGTCGGCCACGTCGAGCCGGTGGCCGGTGCGCCGATAGATCTCGGGCAGTTCGTCGCGGTGAGCGGTCGAGAACGTCAGATCAATGCCGGGATTGCGGCGGTGGCGACTCATCCGATGCGCTCCTTTGCTCGTTTCACGTTGGCGGCGTCGACATCGCAACCGATGACATGCCGGCCGAGGGCGTGAGCGGCGGCCAGGGTCGTGCCGGCGCCCATCATCGGATCGCAGACGGTCTGACCGGGCTCGGTGAGCCGCTCGACGAGAGTGATGAACCCGTCAAGCCCCTGGCCCCACTCGTGCAGTTCTTTGGCCGCCGCGTTGGTGTCGGCGTTGCGTATCACGTCATCGAAGCGCCGGCCACCGCCGTAGACGAGTATCGGTTTCCAGCCGGACTGCACCTGGCGGTAGGTCGAGCTGAACGCCGGGCCGCCCATCAGGTAGCAGGCAGTCCAGCGGTAGGGGCGAGAGCCTTCGAGCAGCCGGAACGCTTCGGGCAGCCAGGTGTGGCCGTAGAGGATGGCGAGCAGCCCGTCGTCGGTCAGGGTCCGGTGGGCGAACTGCGCGAGGTCGGCGAGTAGCGGCAGCCATTCCTTGCCGTATGGCGGGTCGGTGATAATCGCGTCAATAGTCGCTGGTTGGACGTCGGATAACGCTTTGCGAAAGTCGCCGCAGCGCAGATCGATGTTGCGGGGTTCTGTCATCGCATCAACGGTTTTCCTGGCCCGTTCTTGGCGGCGTTCAGCGGCGTTCTGGTCCCGAGCTAGTCGTCGGGCTCGTCCTTGCGCCAGGCCAGCAACATCGGCCGACTCCCGCTCGAACCACTCGCCTGTGCCATTTGGCGCAGTTCTCTCAGTGTCATCCTGGTCAGTGGACTTGGCGTTCGAGTCGCCTGTGCCATTTGGCACGGCCACATGATTGTGAACGGTCCTATGCGGCGTACCGGTGGCCTTTCCAATGGCCCGCGTTGACGCCTGTGGTTGCAGCTCCTTGATGCGTTGGTGGAGCCGTTTCTTCTCGGCCAGGTTGAACGCTGATAGGTCTATTGATCGCAGGAAAAGATTCACGTCCGCGTATCCCGGCCCGACCTGCTGCCATCGATCGCCTTCGAGAAGCCATTCCAGTTCCCCGGTCATCCGCTCGAAGCCGTAACCGCTGATGTGTGCCGACTCAAGCAGGCGGCCGTAGACGATGTTCGGCGCTTCGGCTTGTGAATCCGTGCGCACATTGTCCTGATAAACGGGTGGTTTATCGGTGCTCACTGTTTCCACATCTTTCGGCTGTTCTCGCGGCGGGAGGTCTCGGCGTGCTCGGCGCAGCAGTACAGCCAGCGGGGCGCCGCGTTCTTGCCGCACCAAATGCAGGTGCGGGGAATCTTGGCGACTTCTTTGCCGCGGGTTTTGTTGACGCGGTAGTCGTGCAGGTGCTGGGCGACGTCGTTCTCAGTCCTCATAGCGGGCCCCGCACGAGTAGCAGGTGGCGTTGGCCTGGTCGTACCAGTCGGCCCAGGCGGCGTCGTCCCATTCATTGATCTCGTCGAGCATGTGCTCGGGCGGCTCGTCGTAGTGCCAGCGGTGGCGGCCGTCGGATTCGGCCGGGCAGCTCATGGGGCGACCGCCCGGGCCAGGACCGATGCGTCGCGGACGATGGCGATCTCGGCGGCGGTGAGCCGGCGGAGGCGCCGGGTGCGGGATCGGGATAGGACTAGCGGTTTGAGGAGGGCGCGGACGGCGTCGCTCGCGGCGAGGAGGTCGAGGCCGCCTTGGGTGGGGTCGACGTCTGCGGCGTCGAGGTTCTGCCAGGGGTTGGCGGGCCGCCACGGGTTGTATGTGCGGTAGCGGGTGCGGGGGGTCATTTCGCCGGTGTCGGGGTCGACGTAGGTGTAGTGGTCGATGTCGACGACGATGCCGACGGGGTCGAGGGGCTGCCAGCGGGAGTAGAGGATCCAGCCGGGGGTGATGGTGCCGGTGCCGGCTCTAGCACCCGTGCGTGTTCCTCCTTGCTGGTGTGGGGTTCCGGCACCGGCGGAGAGTTGGGCGGCGTGTTGGCGGGCAGCGGCGAAGGCCTGGTCGTCGTCGGCGTTGGTGTAGGTCACGACGGCACGTTCAATGTGGCCGCGATCCGTTTCTCCAGCCATCGCTCCACGTCGCTGTTCAGGTAGGCGATCTTGCGCGGCCCGAGGCGGAAATACGCAGGTCCCTGGCCGTTTCTGCGCCAGTAGGCGAGGGTGTTCACCGACACCGACAACCGTTTCGCAAGGTCGGCCTGGAGGATCACATCGGCGGGGTCGATAACGCGCCCCGAGTCGGCGTTCGGGGTCATATGAACGGCCGCCCAGCTGGGTCTTCGTAGGAGGCGGGTTGGGTGTCGTCGTAGTTGCGGGATTCGGGGAGGTTGTCGTAGTAGTCGGCGGGCGGGCCCTGGTCCCGGGCCGGCGGGCGCCTGGAAGGAGGCGCCGCTTTGGGCGGCGGGCGGGTCGCCGCCGCGGGCCGGCCCGGGGACTCGGGGGGGGTGGTTGGGGGGCCGCCCGGCGCCTGAGGAATGGCGGCCGCCTCCACGGCCGCCGACGCCGGGGGCTCCCCGATCTCTCCGGTGTCGTCGTCGACGGTCTGGTAGTCGCCGGTGATGTCGGCGAGGTCGGCGAGGGCTTTGCCGATCTCGGAGGAGAACCCTCGGCGGAGCGCCATTTTTTCGGCGGTGATGCCGAGCATGTGCGACGGTTTTTCTTTCCAGACCGGTGACACGGGCCGGTAGAACTCGGCGAATTTGGCGGTGCCGTTGGCGGGCATGTCCCAGCCGTCGACGTGGACCAGGACCCGGGCGGCGTAGGGGGTGCCGTCGCCGGTCCAGACGTCTTCCCATTCGAGGGGGAGTTTGTTGCCGTTTTTGTCGTAGCGGCGGGGTCCGCACCATTCGGGGCCTTGGATGCCGCGGAGGCGGCCGGTGCGCTGGGCGATGGTGCGCCGGCCGTCGATGGTGATCTGGATCTGGTTAACGTTGCCGTAGGGGACGAGGGCGATCTCGCGGGCGGGGATGGACAGGCGGAGGTGTCGGGCGGCGGCGGCGAACACTTCGAGTTCGGCCGGGCTGGCTTTTTGGCCGTACTGGGCGCGTAGGGCGTCAACGACACGGTCCTCGGCCCGGGCTAGGTCGGAGGAGGTCATGCTTTTGGGGTTTTCTCCTGGTAGGTGGCGGCGGCTTGGTGTTGGCGGTAGACGTCGACGGCGATGGCCAGCTCGTCCATCAGCCACCCGTAGCGGTCGGTGTCGGCGCTGCCGCCGGCCCGGTACCAGTGGGCGAGTTCGGTGGCGGCGTTGACGAGCATGGCGAGGGCTTCGTCGCCGGTCATGGGCGGGCGGCTTGGACGTGGTCGCGGAAGTCGATGGCGCGCAGGTAGGCGTCGCGGGTGATGGGGGTGGGGTTGGCCATCCAGGTGTTGAGGGCGGCCCAGACGTAGTGGTCGGCCCGCCAGGCCCGCCACCGCCAGCGGAGCCGGTTCACGCCGCGGTGGGGGTGTGGCCGACGAGGTCGTCGATGGAGACCTGGAGGGCGGCGGCGAGTTTGACCAGGGTGGCGAGTGAGGGTTCGTTGAGGCCGTTTTCGATGCGGCTGTAGGTGGCGGTGGCGATGTCGGCGCGGCGGGCGACGGCCTCCTGGGATTCGCCTCGTTGTTCTCGTAGGGCTTTGGCCCGGGGTCCGATCTGGGTCACAGACCCATCCTTGTCGGTGCAGACTTGCAACGCAAGCACCCTGGCTGTACATTCGTGTTATGGCAGCATTGGAATTGCGGCGGTTGGATCCGGAGCCGTGGGGGACCCGGCTGGGCCGGGCCCGCAAAGCGGCCGGCCTGAACGTCCGCCAGGTCGAGGAGATCCTGTTCCCCCACATTTCTAAGTCGGCGCTGATCCGCCTGGAGGCCCAGCCGGCCCTGCCCGAAGACCGCAAGGACCGGGCCCGGGCGGCGCTGGTGTTGCTGCTCTACGGGTTCGACGGCGACGATTTCGGCCTGGACCGGGCCGACGTGCCGCCCGCCATCGACCGGCGGGCGCTGGGCCGTCTGGCTCGCCGCAGAAGGAAGGTGGCGCCGCCGTCTACCAAATGGAAGAAGGCGCGGCCGCTTCTGGTGGTGGCGGCGTGAGCGGGAGCCCTGTTGATGCCAAGTTCATGAGCCGTAATTTACGGGCCCTGGCCCGCCATGTCGGCGACGGCGCCCTGCACGAGCTGGCCGACCTGGACCGCCTTCGCGACGAACTCGACGGCCACATTCTCGACGCGGTGGCCCGGCTGCGGGCCGAGCCGTGGTGCTACTCGTGGGCGCAGATCGGCAAGACGCTCGGGATCTCCCGCCAGGCGGCCGCCCAGCGGTTCGCTAAGGCCGGCGGGGATCGCCGGCCCGGCGGACAACTGGCAGACCGCAGATGACCGGTTTGGTGTCAAGGCGACCTTGACGTGTGTGGGATGCCACCATTCGGGGCCGGCGGAGAGCCATCCCGAGAGGAAGTACTCGCATGCTGCTCGCCGACGCTATCGATCTCTACGTGACGGACCGCCACGCCCGCGGCGAGATCGGCGCCAACACCGCCCGCCAGGTGGCCTGGCGGCTCGGGCTGATGGCGCGGGCCTGCCCCGGTCTGGACATGCGCGACCTGACCCGGGACCGGGTGCTGGACTGGCAGCGGACGGTTGGCGGCCAGCGGGCCTCGACGCGGCGGTCGTACCAGTCGACCCTGAAGACGTTCTGTGTGTGGGCGGTGGACGGCGGCCTGGTCGATCATGATCCGACGGTGCGCCTGGCGAAGGTGCGCGAGCCTCGGCCGGTGGCCCGCCAGCTGTCGGACGGGGAGTTGGCCCGGCTGGCGTTGGTGTTGCCGGATGAGCGGGCCCGGCTGATCGTGGGGTTGATGCGCCACGGTTTGCGCTGCGTCGAAGTAGCCCGCCTGACGGCGGCGGACTACGACCCGGCCGGGCCGCGGCTGTGGGTGTGGGGCAAGAACGATCAGCGGCGGCGGGTGCCGGTGCGGCCGTGGCTGGCAATCCTGTTGGACCGGGCGGCCCGGGCCCGGCCGGTGGGGCCGCTGGTGGGGATCTCGGCGGGGCGGGTGTCGAAGCTGGTGTCGGGCTGGTTCGCGGCGTCGGGGGTGAAAACCGACCGGTATGACGGCCGGTCCGCGCACGCTTTGCGGCATACGGCGGCGGGACAGGTGTTGGCCGGCTGCGGGAATGTGAACACGGTGAAGGATTTTTTGGGCCACCAGAATCTGGCGACGACGACCCGCTATCTGCCGGACACGGCCGAGGAGAGCATGGCGGCGGCGATGGCCGCCGGCGGCATCTGACCCCCCGAAAAACGGGGGGCGGGCCGGGCTGGAACCGACGACCAAATCGGGGAACCAGCCGGCCCGCCGGGACCATGATGCTAAAGGTTTCGGCGGCGGCGGTCGATACCAGGATTGTTCCGACGACCAAACACGAAAAGGGGAACACACAATGCACGGTCCTGAATGGATTCCGGTGATCATCTTGGCCGCCTTCGGCTGGCTGGTGGCGTTCGTGGCCTGGTGGGCGCTGGCCGGGTGGGGTTTCTCCATCGCGGTGCGGGTGTACCGGCGGAGTATGCGAGCCCACCAACACAATCGGGAGTTGGCCCAGCTCGGCCGGGGACTAGCCGGCCGCCCAGCGGATCAGCAGGTAGACGAGCTCGCCGGCCGCGGCTGACCCGGCGGCGATGGCCGCCCAGATCAGAACGATAACCAGGCGGTGTTCACCCGCCGACACAGGCCAGGATGTCGATGGTGCCGCCTTTGGCGGTTTTGACGGTGACGGCCTCGACGGTGTGGTGGGCGGGGCAGGTGGGCCCGGACGGGCCGGTGGCGCCCCGGGCGCCGGCCGGTCCTACCGGCCCGGTTTGGCCGGTAGGCCCAGCAGGGCCAGCAGCACCGGCGGGTCCAGGCGGGCCAACTGCACCGGGTTTACCCGCCGCTCCGGTGGAGCCGGCCGAGCCGGCCGAGCCAGTGGCGCCGGTCTGGCCGGCGGAGCCGGTCGAGCCTGTCGCTCCCACGCTTCCCGCCGTGCCCGCAGCTGTCGATCCAGATGTTCCGGCTGGTCCGGTGGCACCGGTCGCTCCTTTCGGTCCGGGCGGCCCAGCCGCGCCTGTCTGGCCGGCAGGCCCGGTGGCGCCGACGGGTCCGGGCGGGCCGACGGCGGGGACGGTGGGATTGTTCTGCAGGGCGTAGGCGGTGGCGGCGATGGAGCAGCCCAGCAGGATGCCGGCCACGATGAACACCAGTACCGGTCTAGGCATCGGGGTCGATGCCGTGGCGGGCCAGTTTGAGCGCCAGATCGAAGTTGCGGCGCTCGGCAGCCAGGCGCTGATGGCGTTCGTCGGCTAACTGGCCGGACAGCTCTTCGATCTCGGCTTTGGCGGCTTTTCTTTCTTTGTCGCGGGCGGCGCGCACGGCGAGGAGGACGCCGCCGCAGGCGGTCACCAGGCCGCCTAGCCCGGTGACAACGGCGACCAGCCGGGCCGGGTCCACATGGCTGGCCGTCCCCGGTCTTTTTAGCGGGCCGTCGGGACGACCGGGACGGGGTCGCCGGCGCCGGTGTGGTCGAACGCCGGATAGTCGGGGTTGACCCGGGCGGCCGGGTCGGTGGTGTTGGCGTCGTGGGATTCCCACACCACGTCGCCGGTCGAATCGTCGACGCAGATGATGTTGTGGCAGCCGTCGTGGTCGGCGCAGTCGTGGATCTGCTGGTGGAAGGTCATGGCAGACCGTACAGGGCGACGATGGCGCCCCGGCCGCCGCCGCCGGCGGGGGCGGTGGCCGCCAGCGGGAAGGTGGCGCTGTCGTAGTAGACGAATCCGGGGCCGAGGGCGCCGGGGCTGGTGCCGACCAGCGAGCCGGTGCCGATAAAGGATGAGGCGCCGCTGGTGCCAACAGCGAAATAGTTGCTCTGGTCGACGGCGACGGAGCCGGTCAGGTTTATGGTGGCGGCGCCGGCCGCCGGGGTGGGCACCTGCGCCGACGAGGCGACCAGGGTGGTGGGCGGCCCGGTCGGCGACGCCGAGGCGTACACGCCGACCTGGGTGTTGCCGGCGGCGGTGACCACCTGCAGGCCTATTTTGGTGATGGTGGCCGCCCCGCCGATGTTGCGGAAGTAGTCGGTCTGGTTGGCGGCGAAACCGATGTTCGCGGACGGCAGCCCGGGGTGCATGGTGTGGGCGGGCAGGATGGCGGCGCTGTTGGGGGGGCCGATGTTGTTGGCGACCACGGTGGTGGACCCGGCGATGCGGGACACATAGTTGGTGCTGGTGCCGGCGAAGTTGTTGTCGGTGACCAGGTTGGCGGAGGCGCCCACCTCGCGGAACACGTTGCCGCCGACGTTGTTGACGAGAATGTTGCCGACGGCGGCGGAGTTGCCGCCCTGGAAAATGATGTTGTTGCCGCCGCCGGCGGTGATGGTGATGGTGTTGCCGACGGCGGTGCAGTTGGTGACCGACCCGGGGGTGAGCACCCCATGTCCGATGGAGGACAGGTTGTTGGCGACGACGGCCACCCCGGAGGCGTTGCAGTTGACGGCCGGGTTGGCGGTGCCGACGTTGACGACGGTGTTGCCTTTCACCAGGCAGCCGATGTCCAGGCGGATGTAGGGGTTGACAAGGTTGTTGCCGTCGACGGTGACCCGGCTGCAGGAGGACTGGATCCAGATACCGATCAGGCCGGTGCCCGAGTAGGCGGAGGCGTCGATGTGGTTGTCGGCGACGATCAGGTCGGCGATGTTGTTGGCGACGATGACGGCGTTGGCGACGGCGGTCACCCCGTCGATCTGGTTGCCGGCCACCCTGACCCGTTTGGAGCCGGCGGCGGCCTGCATGTTGATGGCGTCCTGGGATTGGGCGCCCATGGTGACCTGGTTGGCGGTGAAGGTGACGTCAGTCAGGACGGCCCGGGCGTTGATGCCGGCCGAGAACGCCCCGGTGGCGGCGGTCGACATGTCGAAAAGATTGTTGGCGATGACCGCCCGGGTCAGCGACCCGCCGGCCGAGATTTGCAGGCCGTTGCCTTTGCCGGACGGCGGGCAACGGTTGTAGTTGCCGGTGAAAACGATGTCGGTGCAGGTGCCGTCCAGGTCGTAGCCGATACCCCAGTCGTAGACGGCGTTGCCGGTGATGTGGATGCCCTGGTGGGTGTAGCCGCCAGAGCAGGTGATGCAGTTGGGGGCGGCGGCGGCCCCGTAGGCGGCGTTTAACGCCTGCCAGGCGATGTTGTCGGTGACCCACAGGTCCTGGCCGCCGTGGAGGCGCAGGCCGCCGTTGCACAGGGTGAGATAGTTGCGGTCGACCCAGCCGTGCGCCACCGACAGCGAGGTGGGGCTGGTGGTGATGGTGGAGACCGGGTTCTGCTGCCAGGAGGTGATCTTGTTGTTACGGATCACGAAATGGGTGGAGTTGCCGATCTGGATGGCCTGGTGCAGGTTCTCGCCGGGCGAGCTGGTGGGGGCCTGGCCGTTTAGGGTGCAGCCCACGATCTGCCAGTCGGCGGCCGGGGCGGTCTGGCCCTGGTCGCCGATGCCGCACACCGAGGCCGGGCTGCCGGTGAAGTTCGGGAACAGTAGCGACAGGCCGTCGAGGACCACTCCCGATTTGAGGACCAGGGCCGGGTTGGCGTTGAAGTTGGAGGCGTAGGCGTAGTTGGTGGCCTGGTAGGTGCAGTAGTAGGTTTTGCCGGGCTGGCCGACCACCCGGGTGGCGGCGCCGCTGGTGTTGTAGCGGCCGTTGGCGTCGTTGATGGCGGCCTGGATGTGGGCGGTATCGTCGGTGGTGCCGTCGCCGACCGCCCCGTAGTCGGCCAGGTTGAGGGACGCCGCGGCGGTGGCCGGGCCGGGCGGGCCTTGGGGGCCGACCATGTCGAGGGTGACGGTGGGCGGGCTGGGGACGGTGACGGTGACGGTGGGGTTGCTCATGGGGTGGTGACCTGGGCGGTGATGGTGACGACGCCGGCGATCAATGTGGTGATGAGCCCGCCGGCCGATTTCATCTGGCAGTCGTAGACGGAGCTAGCGGGCAGGGTGGCGGTGGCGGCGTTGGTGAGGGTCATGGTGATGGTGCCGGCGGTGCCGCCGGGGGTGCAGGTGAAGGTGGCCAGGGCGGTGGTGTCGGAGGTGCGGGCTTTGATTTGGGCGGTGGCGGTGTAGCCAGTCAGGTCCATGTTGGTGCTGTCGGGGTTTTTGACGTTGACGACCATGGCGAAGTCGTCGCCGGCGTACAGGCTGAGGTTGACCTGGACGGGCAGGGCGGTGATGTTGGTGGTGGTGCCGATCACCTCGAGCTCGACATGCGGTGGTGTGGCGGGCGCGGCCCGGGATCTGATCGGTGCGGGCAAGGTGCTCATTCGTTCTCGCTTTCAGGTGACCGGCATGGTCCACGAGGCCTGCCAGGTGGACGGCCCGACGAGGCCGTCGACGGCCAACCCTTTCTCTTGCTGGAATTGGCGGCAGACGGTTTCGCTGTTGGGGCCGTAGCAGCCGTCGACGGCGCCGATGCCGGCCCAGCCCCGCCCGGTTTTCATCTGCGTCTGCCACGTTTTGACGTTCTGGTTGTCCTCGCCGCCGTAGTAGCCGGAATGGCAGTGGGGGTCGGCGGACGGCTGGCCCAGATAGTCGCTGCTGGGGTAGGGAAAGGGCGGCGCCGGCCCCGCCGGAGGAACGGGTGTCGGCGGGGTCGGCGCCGGTGAACTTCCCCCCGCCATCTCTAGCACGGCGTCGATGGGGAACGCGGGACCGCAGTCCCAGTGGCCACCACCCCACGAGCCGAGGTCGTTGTGCTGGCAGACACCCGACCCGCCGCCCTGCGCCTGGTCGGCCGTCAGCTTCACGATCGGGATCCCGAAGACGGCGGCCTCCTCGGCGACCCAGGCGGCGGTGTTGGCCAGCATGGTCGGATGCTGATTCCAGGTGGCGGCATCCCAGTCGGCGAAAGCGCACAGCTCGGCCTGCACCGCGATCGGGTTGGCGTTCGCCGCCGTCCAGGCTTTGTAGTCGCGGCGGACGTACTCGCCGACAGTGTTCTCGGTGTCGTCAATACCCACATGGGACGAGACGCCGGAGGCCGGGTTGGCGAACCAGGCGCCCAGATCCTGAATGTTCGTAGCACCCTCAGCAGTGTGCAAACATATGAGCCTAACGGTGGCGCCGCCCCGGCTCGAGTAGTTGCCGGTGGGGTAGGCGACCCGTTTAAGAGGCATCTTTGGCCCAGTCCTCGTCGGGCTCGTCGTCGGGGTCGTCGGCCGGGTCAGGCCAGTCGACGGTGTTGTCGTCGGGTTCGGGTTCGGTGGGGGTCATGGTCTCTCCTCAGGGGTGCAGGAAACCGACACTGGCGAACGATTCGGGGGCGCCGCGCAGCGCGAAGCTGGCGGTGTTGATCTGGCAGCGGAAGTCGTAGGTGTCGCCGGCCGCGGCTCGGTCGACGGCGGTGAGGGGGATCTCGGAGTAGCCGGACGCCTGGATGCCGTTGACGACCAGGGCGGCCCCGTTTTTGTAGATGGCCCGGTTGTTCTGGATGCCCGACGCCGGGTTGAAGCCGAGCTGGAAGGAGAACAGGTACACGCCGGGGTTGGGGCAGGTCCACACCCCGGTGCCGGTGTTGTAGGCGTTGGCGTCGTCGAAAATTTTGGTGGCGAAGGGGACGATCTGCCAGGTGAGGGGGGTGGCGGAGGTGGTGAAGCTGGCTAGGTTGTAGCGGCAGGAGGCCCGGGTTTCGGTGGCCAGGCCGCCGGGGCGGACGTCGGTGATGTTCCCGGCCGCTATCGCGGCGGAGCCGCCGGCCACGTAGATCTGGGCCAGGGCCAGGGTGCCGGCCGGGGCGGCCGGGGCGACGGGGGTGGCGGCCGGGGTGCCGGTGACGTAGTCGAAGATGAAGTCGTTGTTGGCGCCGCCGTCCAAATCGTTGGCGCGGGGCCGGCAGATGACCAGGTCGACGCGGTTGGTGCCGGAGCCGGGGGCGGCGGTGAGGGTGACCTGTTCGACGGCGTCGGACGAGCACAGGGTGGCGCCGGTGTTGTTCTGGGTGGGGACGGCTACGGCGCCGGCGGCGACGTTGACGGTCATGGCGGTGGCCGGGGTGACGGCGCAGCCCGTGGTGGCGCCGGCCGGCCACAGGGCGGAGATGAGGCGCCGGTCGAGGGCGGCGGCGTAGGAGCCTTGCTGTTCCCACAGCGGGGTGTAGCGGGTCATGGTTTCATCTCCGGGTGAGGGCGTTGACGTCGCGGCTGTTGGCGGCGACGGTGTCGAACAGGCCGCGCTGGGGGCGGCCGACGGTCAAAGAGACGTCTTCGTTGCCGTCGTCGCCGATGTCGAAGGTGAGGCCGAGAACCCGGACGGTGGTGTTGACGGCCAGCCGGCCGGAGTTGACGACCAGCGGCACCACGTCGCCCATGTTGGGCCGGCCGGTCGAATAGGTGCCGGGCCGCAGCGTCAGCGCGTAGGTGGGGATCAGGGTGCCGTTGAGGGCCAGGTCGCCGGCGGCTTTGTCGTCGAGGGTGGATTGGACGGTGACGTCGGCGGCGTTGTCGTCGCCCTGCCACAGGCCGACCGGGTTGACGGTGATGTTGTTGGCGTCGGCGTTCCAGCGTTCGGAGAACAGCTGGGCGGCGGCCGGGTCGGAGGAGCCGTTGTTGCCCAGGACCCGCCAGTAGTTGCCGTAGGAGCCGGAGTCGACGGTGCGGGTCAGGGCGGCGACGGTGTTGCCGTACACCAGTTCCAGGTCGGCGCGGGTGACACCCTGGTAGGGGTAGTAGATGTTGAGACGGTCGGCGGTGGGGTCGACGGCGTAGTCGAACCCGCCGATGACTTTGGACAGCTCGTCGAAGGCGGTGCCGATGTTGGTGCCGGGATAGTAGGTGCGGTCCCGGTTCTGGCCGGACGGGCCCCGGGCGGTGCCGTTGGGGGCCACCGGGGTGGCGGTCAGGGGGATGTAGGAGCCCGGCCCGAAAAAGGTGTTGTCCATGGCGTGGGTGTATTTGGCGAACGACAACAGGTCGGCGGCTATGTCGTCCTGGTCTTCGGCGATGTAGGGGGCGACGATGTTCAGCATCCGGCGGGACATGACCGCCGCATAGTCGTGGCAGGTGAAAGTGACGGTGTGGGTCTGTTCGGAGATGGTGTCGGCGGACTGGGCCACGATGCCTTTGAACATGATCCGGTCGCCGCCGGCGGTCTGATCCCAGCGCCAGGCGATCACGTCGGTGGCGAGCTCGGTGACGAGAGCGGCGGTGGGGTGGTGGCCGTCGAGAGAAAAGGTGAGGGTGGCCGGGGTGCACCAGGCCTGTTCGAGTTTGCGGCCCGCCGCGCCGGTCAGCTCGGTGATCATCGTCTGGCTGTTCGACACCCCGTCGGCGAAGGCCCGCTGGTGGGCGGTGAGCCGCCACAGGCCCCGCCCGGCCGGCAGCGGCACGGGCGCGGACCGGGCCTGCCGCGGCGTGTCGGGCGGGCCTGCGGGGGTCCGGCCGGGCGGCCAGCTCACGAGAGGTAGCCGTCCTGCCAGATGGCCTGCACCTGGGTGAGGGCGGAGGTGCCGCCCCCGGACATGGACAGCAGCCCGGTGGCCGGCAGCGGCGCCACGGCCGGCCAGGTGGTCGACGTCCAGTCGATTTTGGAGATGACCGGCTGGGCCGGGTCGCCGTCGCGCAGCGCCGACTTTTGGGCGCAGTCGACGTCGACGTAGTGGCCGGCGTCGATCACATAGCCGCCGACGAAACGGACGTTCCAGGCGGTGTTGGGGTTCGACTGGGCGATCTGTATGTTGGCGGCGGTGATCGGCCCGTAGACACGCAGCAGCGGCCGCAGCGCCACGTCCCCCGGGGTGGACAAGACGGCCGAGTTGGGCGAGGTGGTCCCGGCCGGGTAGACGCGGGGGAAGGTGAGCGGGTAGGCGCGGCCGGCGCCGCCGGCGCCGCCGGTCCAGGCGGTCGCCGTGTTGACGGTGGGGTCGCGGGCTATGGGGTCGGCGGCCATCCATTGCAGCTGGATGTCGCGCTGGTAGGGGCCGGCGACCGGCCACGAGTAGCCGGTGCCGCGCACGGTGAGGGTGCGTTCGGGGGCGCCGGGCCGGTCCAGGATCCAGTGCAGCACGGGCCGGGCGGAGGGGACCATGTAACGGGCGAAGTTGTCGGCCACGTCGTCGACACGGGCGCCGGCGCCCTGGAGGGCGGTGATGTTGGCCGACACCACCCGGGCGCCCATGTATTGGGTGCGGTCGTCGACGCCGTCCTGGTCAGGCCGGCTGGACATCACCTCCCGCGGTGCCGGATAGCCCAGGTCGAGCTGGGTGCAGAAATAGCCTTTGGTGGTGTCCTCGAGCTGCACCGTGGACGAGCCGAGGGTCAGCCACGCCGACCGGACGCAACCGGTAGCGGGCGGTGTCGGGGTCGGGGTCGGCGGCGTCGGCACCAGCCACTTGTTGGTCAGGTAGGTGGTGGTGGAGTTGATGTCAGCGTCCGACAGAGGCGACGGGTAGATGATCATTTCGCAGATCGGGCCGTTCCAGACCAGGCTCGGGCTGTCGCTGCGAGCCCCGAACACGAACGGGCCGCCCAGCGCTGCGGTCCCCGGGTTGCCGGCGGTTTTGGTCCCGTCCACCCAGATGGCACTCGCCGAACTGTTCGCCACATGGGCGAAAACGTGCAGGCTGGTGTCGGCCGGGGTGGTCGAGTTGACCAGGGCGGTGCCGTTGTAGATCACCCAGATGCCGGCCGGGTAGTTCGACTGCAGCATGGCATTCTGGGTGCTGTTGCCGTACACGGCCCGGCTGGTGCCCGTGTCGGACGATCGCGCGACTACCAGCAGCGTGTACGGCTGGGCGACAGTCAGCGACGAGTTGGACATATAGGTGGCCGCCCCGTCGAACCACACGGCCGGGAGGCCGTTGATCAACTGCCCGGCCGTGGTCTTGTAAAAGGTGGGCTGGTTGGCGCCGATGACCTGGCTGAGTGTCCAGCCGTGCCCGGACAGATCCGACCACGATGACAGTTTGGCGGCGTCCGCCACTCCGCTGATGGCGGTGGCGTCCCACCAGGCGGTGTAGCCGGCGACGGGGGGGGCCACGGTCACACCCCCTGGGTTTGGACGACCCAGGCGGCTTTGCGCATGAACGCCTCCACGTCGACGTCGCTCGAGAAGTGGGCGTGCTCGATGTGCACGGCCGGGCCGGCCCGCTTCCCGGCCGGGATGACGGTTTCGCCCTGGTGGGCGTAGATCATGCCGGTGTAGGGGACGACGCCACCCTGCTGGAAGGACAGCACGGGGATTTGGGGCATGGCGAAACCTTGGCCGCCCAGGCCGGGCACCCACGACGGCACTTTGAACGACAGCGAGCCGACGGTGTGGTTCCAGGCCCAGGCGATGGCGTTGAACACCCACTCGAACGGGGTGGCGATGGCTTTGACGACGTCGACGAACACCTGGCCGACGGTGCCGACGGTCGACCCGAACCAGTTGACCACCGCCGCCCAGCCGTCCTCGATGCCGCCCCACACGGCGGCGAAGGCGTCGATGATCTGGTCGCGGTATTTGTAGATGAAGTAGACGGCGGTGGCGATCGGGCCCAACAGGATGGACAGCAGCAGCGGCCAGTTGTTCCTTATCCAGTCCCACACGTCGGCCACCGCGTCTTTCATGAGCCGCCAGATGGTGGTCCAGTTGCGGTAGATCAGGTAGGCGGCCACACCCAGAGCGGCCAGGGCGGCGATGATCAGCAGGATGGGGGCCAGGGCCAGGCCTTCGGAGACCGCCGCGGTGTCCTCGGCGGCGGCCATGGCTTCGGTGGCGGTGGCGGCCGCCTCGGTGGTTTTGGTGAACGTGCCGATCACCGATTTGGCCGCGGTGGTGATCCCGCCCAGCACGGCCATGGCCGAGCCGGCGGCGGTGATGGCCGGCCCGTACTTTTGGCCCAGGGTGGCGGCGGTGTCCTCCAGGTGGGCTTTGATGGCGGCGATGTGGCCGCCGAAGGTGTTCGCCGCCGCCGACGCCTGCCCGCCGAGTTTTTGGGACAGCTGGTCGATGGCGGTGCCGTGGTTGGTGGTGGCAGTTTTGGCGTCTTCCTGGGCCTGGGCCAGCGTTTTGTGGGCGGCGGTAGCCGCGGCGGTGGCGTCGACCACTTTCTGCTGGGCGTCGCGCAGGCGGATGGCTTCGGTGACGGTCAGATGTTTTTTGCCGGCGTCGATGGCTTCGATGTCGGCCAGGTGCTGTTTGGCGCGGGCCAGGGCCCGGTCGGCGGTCTCGGCCCGGGCGGTGTCTTTGGCGACGGTTTTGGTGGCGTCACCGGTTTTGGCGACGGTGATCCCGAACTCTTTCAGGATTTTGCCGGACCCGTTGTACACCTTGCCGAGCTGGGTGGCGGCGGTGGCCAGGTCTTCGTGTTTGGCGGCGGCCAGATCGGCGGTGGTGTTCAGGTACGCCAACGCTTTGGCCGGGTCGCCGGTGGCCTGGGTCAGGATCCGCAGGGCGTCCTGAGTCTGGTTGGCGCTATGCCCGAACCGCTCCTGGTATTTGATCGCCTCCTCGACCCGTTTGGCGTAGTCCTCGTAGGAGGCGCCGGTGGCCTCCACGGCGGTCTGGAGCTGCTGGTGGGCGGCCTGGTCTTTGGAGCCCAGCGCGGCCAGGCCCACACCGACACCGGCCAGGGTGCCGCCCACCCCGATCATGGCCGCCCCGACCTGTTTGCCGTGTTTGGCGATCTGCTCGAGGGCGGTGTCGACACCGTCGAGGGCTTCGCCGAACGGGCCCAGGATCCCGGTTCTGTTCAGCGCCGCCAGCGTGCCCGAGAACGCCTCCTGCAGGCCTCGGGCGGCGCCGTGGCCTCGGTCGCCGGCGTCTTTGAACGCTTTGGACAGGCCGGACAGGTCGCCGAGGACCCGGACGACGACCGACGGGCCGGCCATGCGGTTATCTCCGGGGCAGCGACGCCCGGGCGGCGGTGACGGCGGCCGCCTCGCGGTTCATGCGGCGCACCATGGCGTCGAACATGACGTCGGACAGGTCGTCGACTTCGGCCGGGGTCATGCGGTAGAAGTGGCAGAGGGCGGCGACGGCGTCGGCGACTTGCCGTTGGTAGGGTCCACCTCGACGATGGCCACCTCCACGTCGTAGGCGTGCATCCACAGGCTGGCGGGGTCCCGGGCCGGGTGGTCGCGCAAAAGGGCCCGGAAGGCGATCAGCCGGGGCGGCTGGTTCTCGGCCAGCTCCCCGAACTTCGCGCCGGGCTCGAGGCGGGTCAACAGGTCGATGATCCGCTGGGAGGGGAGGCGGGCGATAAAAGCCTGGGTGACGGTGACCAGCTCGGGCAGCGGGCCGGTGTCGTCGAGGTCAGTCATGCACACTCCTGGCGTCGGCGGTCTGGTTGGTCCAGCGGGCCCGGCCCAACGCCACCTCTACCGCCTCGGCGTAGGCCCGGGCCGAGGTGGCGGCCAGCTGGCGGGCGGCCGGGAACAGATACCGGCCGGTGCGCACGAACGGCCGGGCCGTGTCGTGGGGGCGGTGGCGGCGGCCGCCGAACTCCACCCAGGCGGCGTAGGGCACCGTTTTGCGGCCCATGCGCACCGCGGCGCCGGTGCGGGCGGCGGTGACCCGCACATCGCCGGCCAGGCGGCCGCTGTCATGGGGCAGGGCCGAGCGGGCGGCGGCGGCGACCGGCTCGGCCGCGGCCCGCCCCGCGGCCTGTAACGCCCGGGACATGCCGCCGGCGCGGGGGTCGGCCAGCCGGTTGAGGTCGCGTTGCAGGGCTTTGAGGCCGACGACGCCCACCTGGGCGGGCGGGGCCATCAGGGGTGCTTGCCGGCCACCCAGGCCGACCCGTTCCAGTTGTTGGCCAACAGGTCGGCGGTGATCACATACTGGCCTACCGTCCAGTTGGTGGCCGGGCTGGCGGTGATGCCGGTGAGGGCGGCCAGGTTGGCGGGGGTGGTCGCCCCCGACGGGGTGAAATAGCCGGGGGTGCCGGCGGTGGCGCCGGTGGCGGTCACCGCCCCGTTGTCGACGGTCGGGAAGGCCGTGAGGTTCCAGTCGATCTGGATTTGGGAGGCGGCGCCGGCGTCGCCGTTCATGTAGTCGAACGGCTGGGGGATGACCTGCCCGGAGATGATGGGGTTGTTGGCGGCCGCCACCCGGGAACTGTAGGCCCGGGCCTTGAAGTTCGTGGTCGCCCCCGACGCCACATAGCTGTTGTAGGCGGCGTTCAACACCGAGAACGTGGCGCCGGTATCGAAGGACTGGTAGAACGTAACCCTGAGGTGCCATTTGGTGACACCCGGGTAATCCGTTTCGGCGCAGAAACTGGTGACCGTGACCGGTTTATTTTCCGGGCTCACCTCCAGATGCTGGACCAGGCAGCGCAGGTTGGTGCCGCCCAGCTCGAAGTAGCAGTCCGTCATGATCAGCGGGTTGGCGGTCGGCGGGGTCGGGTCCCCGGCCGCGGTCAGCATGATCTCCGGCGGCGGGCCGCCGTTGCCGTTTTCTTCTTCGACCATGGTCATGGTTGGCTCCTCACATCTGGATGGTCAGGATCACTTCGGCCTGCAGGATCTCCACGCCGGCCAACACCACGTTCCGCCAGTTCCGGGCCGCCGAGGCCACGCAGGATTGGGCGGCGCCGCCCAGGCCGGGGGTTTTGACGGCGGCGCGGACCACGCCGATCAGGTCGTCGACGGTGTCGTCATCCTCGGCCGCCCCGACGCACAACACCGGCAGGGTGGTCTCGTCGACGGAGAAACCGGCGGTGGCGTAGAGCACTTCGACGGGCCGGCCGACCACCACCGCCGGCGGGTTGAGGGTGGTGGGCGGCCGGTCGAACACGAACACGGTGCCGCCGGATGCCACGTCGATGGCGTTCACCAGGGCCGGCACCGCCACGGTGCGGTCCCAGCTCACCCGAACACCACCGGGGCGCAGGCGGCGTAGAGGGCGTCGACGTCGGCGTCGGTGCGGCCCACCCGCACCACCCCCAGATCCCCGAACCCCAGGGTGCCGTCGATCGAGTCGCGGCGGCGGTACAGCCGGGCGGCGTGCAGCAGGCAGGCCTCGTGGGCGGCATCCGGGAGGGTGCCGTCGTCGTAGGGGGGGACCGGGTAGCGGTAGTTGAGGCGCCGGTTGGCGTAGTCGACGGCGGCGGCCAGGGCGGTGGTGATGATCCCGTCTTCGGTCGGGTCGGGCTGCAGGCGCAGCAGCGACCGGACCTCCTGCAGTTTCGGGTAGTACGCCACCGCCCTGGGCTGGGCCTATTTGCGGGCCCGGGACGCCTCGGCGGGCGGCTCGTCGCCGGCGGGCGCTTCGGCCTCGAGGATGGTCGGCAAGGTGGCGGCGGACAGGTCCAGCGCCACGAACGCGGTCTGGGCCAGCGACCCCTGGGCGAAGTAGCCGCCGTAGGCCACCTGCACCCCCAGGATCGACGGTTCGATCACCGACAGCAGCCCGATCACCTCCTCGTACACTTCGTAGAGGGCGGACGGGCCGACGATGCACGTTTTGGCTGGCAGCGTCGGCGCCACGATGCGCGGCAGACCGAAAATGTCGCCCTGGAACGACGCCAGGTTCGATGTGCCGGGGGCGCCCATCTCCCGGTTGACGTCGACCGGCAAAACGACCCGGGCCACGTCCACCAAAGAGCCCAGCGCGGCCCACACGTCGAGCGAGCACCACACCCGGTCGGGCATCATGAAACTGGCCTGGTAGGAGTGCATGGCCGCCGTGTACAGCCCTTTGGCCCAGTCGGCCAGCACCGGGGTGGCCGGCAGCGCCGGCGGTTTGGTGCCGGTCGCGGCGGTCACGAACGCCGAAGCCACGGCCGTCTCGGTCTGCACCGCGTACACCTGGGCCAGGTCCCGGATGAGGATGTCCCAGGCGGACGGGGAGGTCCAGTCGATGTCCTGGCGGGAGATGTCGACGGTGCCGCCGTAGGTGGTTTTGGCGAAGCTGATCGGGGTGATGGTCATCTTCTGCGACGACAGCTGCGTTTTTTCGTTGGCGCCGGCGGTCTGCTGGCCGACGGTGGTGTGCTGGGTCACTTTGGGCCGGGAGAACGTCGACCCGGGGATGCCGCCCAAACCTTTGGCGCCGCCCAGGCTGGCGATCAGCGGCCGGTTGGCGTCGATCAGCGACACCACCGAACCGACGATCGGGGTGGGCAGGATGCCGGTGGTGTCGGTGGTCTTCTGGTCCGCCACCACCCGGGCCTGCAACGCCGCGATGCGCTGCGCCGCCCCCGGGTCGGGGTCGCCGCCCATCAGCGCCCGGCTGCGCACCAGGTCCACCAGGTACTCCCCGACGCCGCGGTATTCGGGCGGGCGGGTGTCGCCGTCGGCCCGGCGCGGCTGCGCCGGCGACCGATCCGCCACAGCCCGGGGTTCGGGCAGCGGCAGGCTGGCGGCGGTGGCGGCGTGCGCCGCCTTGACCCGCTCGTACTCCTCCAACGGTTCGATCTGGCGGTCGACCTCGGCGATCCGCTCCCGGGTGTGCGCCAAAACCGACTGCTCGGCGTCGGTCAAATCCCGGCCGTCGACCTGGCCGAGAATCGACTCCATGGTGGCGATCAGCTCCTGGCGTTCGGCGTGCATGCGTTCCAGCACAACGTTCGGCATAACAGTCAAAAACCTCCGCAAGTAAAGGACTGGCTTTGGGGCGCTCAAGTGCTCGGCGCCGAGCTGTCCAAAGCGGTGGCTCCTGGGTGGGCGCCGCCTCGACGGCTGGCACGCCCGGCCCGGGCCGGCCGTTGGGCGGGCTGGCCGCGGCTATCGCAGCCCCGATGCTAGCGCTTCAGTTTGGCCAGCTCGCGGACCCAGCCGTCCAGGCGGGTGTTCCCCCGCGCCCTCGGTCGTTCCGCGGTGCGCACCAGGGCGACCTCCGCCCCGGCGAACGCCGGCGTCGGTGTCAACGACACCTCCAGCAGCCGGGACTCCATCCGGGTCACCCGGTCCTTGCGGCCCACATCGGGGTTCCACTCCTCGTCGGAGAGGTATTCCCAGTCGGAGCGGACCGGCTGGAACCCGATCGACATGCCGGTCAGGTCGCCGGCGTTGGCCAGCGCCGCGGCCTGCTGGGCTTCGGGCAGCTCGTTGAGCCGCCACACCCCGTTCAGGCCGCCCTCGTCGGACCGCCACTGCTCGACGTGGCCGATCGGCCACCGCTGGTTGTTGTGGAACAGCAACAAAGGCAGGTTCTGGCCGGACCCGGCCCTCGTGGTCTGGTCCAGCGAGCCGGGGGCGTGCTGCTCGAGGAAGAAGCCGATGTCGGCCCACTCGTGGTAGGGCACGGCCCGGCCCTCCAGAAACTTGTACGGCCGGCCGATCAGCTGGGTGTCGCGCAGGGCCAGCGGCGACTCGAACACCCGGCGCTCGGGGATGTTGATCACTGGTTCGCACCTCCAGACTGGCCCGCGGTTTCGTCGGGCTCGGCCGCCGGCGGCGCCGCCGGGGCGGGCGGCGGCTCCGGTTTCTGGTATTCGATGGACGGCAGCGGCACCCCCAGCAGCATCTGCCAGGCCATCTCCCCGGTCACGATCCCGGCCGAGGTCAGCAACTGCAACGCCTGGGCGGTGGTGGGCAGATCCTCCGCCAAAAGCTTGTTCCGGTCGAACCGCACCTGGGTGCCGCGCGGGAACCAGGCGTCGGACCACACCTGCTCGAAATCGGCCAGCACCGGCTCCAGCGACGTCCGCAAGATCTGCTGGTATTGGGGGGCGGCGGTCTTGTACGTCATGCCCTGCACCGCCGCCCCCAGCCAGTAGGAGTCCAGGTTGAACATGTTGGCGACGTCGGTCAGCGTCATCTTGCGGGCCTCGGTCAGCTGCGTGTCCGACGGCGACCAGGCCAGCGGCTGCACCTGGGTGCCGGCCGGCAGGATCACCGGCTCCCGGGTCGGCCCGGCGAACTTGGCCAGCCACGCCGCCTTGGCGTCGTCGGCCACATCCTGGGGGATCGACGCCTGCGGGGCGATCACCGCCACGCTGGGCACGGCGCCGCCGGCCAGCGCCGAGCGCTCGTACTCCTCCTCCATGGCCGCCCGGTCCAGCGACGACAGGTACTCCTCGACCACCCCGACGCCGCGCACCGGGTAGAACCGGTCGACACCCCGGGCGATATGGATCACGTCCTCGGTGGGCAGCACCTGGCCGTAGTAGGTGTACGACACGTTCTGGGGGTCGCCGGCCATCCAGGTGATATACACCCAGGTGATCGGCAGGTACATGACCGCCAGCGGCCAGCCGTCGGCGCCGCGGGCGGTGACCAGCGACACCGTGTTCCCCGACAGCAGGTAGTCCTCGACGGAGCACTGGATGTAGCGCGACCGGGGCCAGATCACGTTCGGGTCCGGGCTTTCGAGCAGCCGCGGCCGGGGCGACACCGCCTGCCCGCCCTTGTAGGCGTCCAGCGGCATCTGCTTGGTCATCCCGCCGTACAACTGGATGGCCCGGCCCACCGCCGGGATATGCCGGGCGGTGGTGGCATCCCACACGTACGCCCCGGGCAGCCCCCACCCCGACCCCGACACCGGCGGCGGCAGCAGCGGCCCCGAATCGCGCGGCGTCACCTGCCGGCCCACCGACCACGGCGCCGCCAGCGTGCTCACCCGGCGGCCTACACGTAGGTGAAGTTAGGGCCGGTGATGTTCCCCCCCGACGAGCGGACCACCACCACCGCCGCCGCCCCGACCGCGTGCGCCGGCGCCACGCAGGTGATCGCGTCCTGGTTGGTGTTCACCACCACCGCGGTGGCCGCCGTACCCCCGAAGGTCACCCCGGTCACGTTCTGGAACCCGAACCCGCCGATCGTCACCGCCGTGCCGCCCGCGGCCGGGCCGGTAATCGGGGTCACCGACTGCACCACCCCGGTCAGCGCGATGTTCTTGGCCACCGGGCGCCACACCAGCGCCGAGACGGCGTCGATCACCCAGCAGTTCGGCTGCCCCTTGATCTGCGGGACGTCGGTGCCCGGCGTCGTGTACGTCGTCCACACCCACGACCCGGTGTCCTGTTTCACCGAATGCGTCATCGCGCCGGGATGTTACCAGCCAGTCAACTAACAGTGGGGAATAGGCCGATTTGTCACAGAATACGGAACTCGCCGAGCGCCGCCGGGGCGTGATCGAACGCCCACACCGCCACCGTCGCCGCCGTCAGACACGCCAAACTCCCCGACGACTGGCGCCGCCCCCACGCCCAGGCGTCCCCCAGAGCCCTCCGTACGGCGCTGTGCGCCGCCGAATCCAACGCCGGGTGCTGCCGGTACCGAACGGCCGGCTCGGGGGCGCACAGGCCCTCCAGCAGCCCGGCGCAGGCCGCCGCATACTCCTTCGCCTTCAGGCCTACCGGCGCCAGCCCCGACCGCTCGAGGGCGTCGCCGATATCCAAAGCCGGGCCGGCCGCGTCATACGCCACCACCAGCGGCCGCCACCGCTCGCCCAGCTCGGCCAGCCGGTCCACCAGCCACCCGCAGCCCGGCCGATGATCCGCCACCTCCACATGCGCCACCCCCACCTCGTCCCGCCACGCCGCCACGATCGCCGCGTCCGACCGGTCCACCGCCACATCGAAAGCGAGAGCGACCCGGCCGGCCTCCGGGAGATCGGCCGGGTCCTCGCCGGCCCGCCGCCACGCCTCCAACGGGATCACCCGCGCCACCGTCGACACCCACCGGTTCCCGTAGGCCCGGGCGAACTCGTCCGGGCCGAACTGATCCAACGCCGCCTGCATCGACTCCGCCCCCACCGTCCGCCCGAAGGCCGGATGGTACAACGGCCATGAGACCGCATCCGCCGGATCCAGATCCTCGCCGCAGGACCACTCGAAATACGCCACCCCGCTCGTCCGCCCGCTCTTGACCGCCGCCCGGCCCGCCTCCACCGACCCCAGCCACCACGTCGACGAGGCGTCACCGGCCGTCGACACCTTCCACACCTGGGCGTTCGGCCGGGTCGCCTGCGTCGGCACGATGGCCTGATCCAGCTGGCCGCCCCGCACCGGGTCGAACGCCCACGGCTCGTCCACCACCACCAGATCGCTGACCTTGCCGTGCAAACCGTCCGGGGTCGGCGGGAACGGGCGGATCAGCCCGCCCGACGGCAGCCACTTGATGTGCTCCGACCCGGCCGCCCGCCGCAAATGCACCTTCGGCACGAACGGCGCCAACAGCGGCCAATGCTCGTTGATCAACCAGTCCACCGCA